CCGTCGCGCTGGCTGGTCACCGGGTCGAACCGGTAGTCCTCAGCGGTCAAGGGGTTGGTGGGGCCACCGCGGGCGCGGGCGGACAGGATGTCGCGGACCGCGTCTCCGGCGAGGCGCGCATGCGTGCGGTCGTGGCCACGGATCGTCACCTGCATGAGGAAGTCCGCGCGCTCCGGCGCGCCCATCGTCACCGCGACCGGGATCGGGGTGGTGACGGGCGTCAGGGACACCGTGCCGACGGTGATGGTGTCGGCGTCAATGCTGACCGTCAGGCCCTGAGGAAGCATGGAGGCCAGGAGGGTCTTGGCGGCTTCGAGCGGTACCGCGGTGCGGGTCAAGGACACGTCAAGCCCCCCTGGTCAGGCGCAGAACAGCGACCCGGAGGTCGGCGATCAGCTCGGGTCGGGTCGCATCCACCGCGGGCCGCACATGCGGGTACGGCGGCTGCGTGAACGCCCGACCCAGGGAGTCGACGTCCGTGAACCCGTACTCGAGGCGACGTGCCTGCGGACTGTTCGTCGACACCACCGCGGAGGCGTTGCCGGCCGCGTCCCTGCCGGTGGCTAGAGCCCAGGTGCGCCGGTAGTCGCCTGTGGCGACGTTCGGGCCCGGACCGGTGCCGGGGATGTGCGGCAGGCCCCGCCGGTGGAACCCCGTTGACGCGTTCGCGCGGATCCGCGTCAGGAGCGTCGCTCCGGCGTCGTACACGACCCGGCTCACGGCGTCCTGCGCCCGGTCCGCGAGGGCCGTCAAGGTGGGTGGCGTCGAGACGTGGATCTGGATCATCGGGTCGGCCTCGCGTACACGGTGAGCACCGCGCCGGCGGACGAGACGACAGCGCCCAGGACCCGCGCGTCCGCGCCGGACAGGTGCGGGTCGAGGGAGGCCTCGCAGACGATCCACGACCCCACCGGCGGCATGGGGGTGTCGGGCAGGAGCACGACCCTCCAGTCCGTGGCGTGCACTTCCACCCCGGGCAGGAGCTCGTGCATGACGTTCATGCCGGCGGGTGCGACGATCGCCGCGTACGAGCCCAGTGGTGTCGCGGTCGTGGAGGGTGCGAGCGTGTCGGGGTCGGTGGCGGTGACGCGGGTCTCCACGCGCACCGTCGTCCCCGACGTCGTGATGGCCGACGCGGCCAGGCTCTGCCCCAGGGCGAACAGGGGTCCGAGGTCAGGCACGGGCCATCTCCGCGATCTGCTGCAGCACCACCGCGTACACGTCTCGGCGCGCGCTCGCGCGCAGCACACGGGCGCAGCGCGCCTCCAACGCGGCGGGGCTGATGGCGGCCACGGCGGCGATCGCGGCCTCGTCGACCTCAGCTGGTGTGGGCTCACGCACCACGTGGACGATGCCCTCACCGGTCACGTCCCCGGAGCCGCACGTCCACACGGTCAGCACCGCAGGCTCACCCGGGATGACGTCCAGGGCGATGCGCGACGCGTCGATGTGGACGCCGTTGACGCGCACACTCGACCGGCCAGAATGCACCTCGACCGCGAACAGGCTCATGCCGGTCAGGGTGCGGCGGGGTGTGTCACGCGGAGTGCCGCGCCAGGGTCGCGGCGTGGCGGCGGCCGGCCGCCGTGTTCGGCAGCGTGCCCGTACTGGTCGACACTGCCGCGGTGGTGCGTGCTGCTGTGGTGCTGGCGGTGACGGGGTAGCCGACGTACTGACGGGCCGCCGCATCCCACACGGCCTCCGTGGCCTTCGGGCCCACCGGGGAAGCCCCAGCTGCGTCCTCAGCGGACTGGATGTCCGGGCGGGGCGTGGTCACGCGTCGGCAATGGGGATGGCTGAGGGGATGCTCTCGCGCATCGGCGAGGTTCACGATCTTCCCGTTCGCCAGGTCGGGGTCGGTGTGGCTCAGCCAGCCACACCCAGGTCCATCCATGACCTCCCACCACTCGATGCCGAGACGGGCGCCCTGGTTGAGGCCGCCCTCCTGGTAGGTGGTGGCGCTCTTCGTGCGGACCACCATCTCCGCGTACGCGGGCAGGGGCATGCGGGCGCCGTTGACATAGGTGATGGCGGTGATGCCGCGAGCCTGGAGCTCACGGGTCAGGTCGGCGGCGGCCTGCATGGCGGTCTGCCCGGTGATGATCTTGTCGCGCACATGCTGACGGGTCAGGTCCCGGATCAGGGCTTTCACGTCGAGGCGGACGCCCTTCGTGGCGGTGAGGAGGTCGCTCATCATGTCCGCGGCGAGGGCGGTCACCGCGGACGTGTCGACGGCGGTGAAGCCCACACCAGCCCCCACGGTCAGGGCGGTGACGGTGGCGCCCATCTGGTAGACCGCCGCGGTGGCGGTCATGACGTGGCGGGCAGCGAGGGCGTCAGCGTTGGCCATGAGGGTCCGCACCTGCGCGTCCAGGGCCGTGAGGCGTGCGCGTCGGGCGGTCACGGACAGGCCGGGCCATGCCTGGGCGAGGTCGTCGAGGAGGGTCAGGATGCGCTGGTGTGCCGCGGTCAGGTCCGTCAGGAGTTGCGCGGTCAGGGCTTCGATCTGGGGGGGCTGGGTCACCGGGGCCGGTCCGGGCGTCGCATGACCCGCACGGTCGCCCCCGTGGGGGTGCCGGTGAGGGCGGCGATCTGTGCTTGCAGGTCCGTGATGAGGGCGTCGAGGCCTGCGAGGTCGGCCTTGCTCATGCCGACGGACAGGACGCCTTCGAGGCTGAAGCTGGTGGTCTGCTGGCCACCAGCGGTGGCGTCGGCGCGGCGCCGCATGAGCACCCGGAGTGCGATCTGCTGCCACCAGGTGGCTTCGTCGGCGAGGGTGTAGAGGGCCGAGTCGTCGGGGGTGGTGCCGACGTAGTCCCGCACGTGGGCGAGGTCGCGGTCGGTCAGGTCCATGCGGTCATGGTGTGGTGCGGGGTGCCATGCGACCTGGGTCAGATGCGGGGGTCTAGCCCGGATCCGTCACATGTCGATGACGGTCAGACGGATCGGCATACCCCAACCCGTCACGTACCCTGCGGCACTCGTCAGGTAGCCGTCCTGGTTCGGGGACCAACGCCACACCACGATCCCCACGGTGTGCGTCCCGGCAGGGATCAGCCGGGGCGAGGAGTCCAGGTAGTCCCGCAGGTTGATCGGCCAGAAGTCGTTGTTCGTGCTGTGCGTTCCGGCCATACTCATCCGCTCCATGCGGACGCCGTCGATCACGAGGTCGAACCCGATCCCGTTCAACTGCGTCCCGGCAGCGGGCAGGTGGTTGAGGTAGGAGGCGTCGAACTCGACGACCGTCGGGCCACCGTCGAAGCACGCCGGAACGGTGGTCATGAGGGTCTGCGGCGCAGACGTGGTGCCCGTGATCTGCACGTCGGTGGTCAGGTTGACGTGGGCGATGACCTGCCCCGGGGTGGTGGCGCAGGTGGTGACGCTCGCAGCGTCCGCGACGCCCTGCCCGATGGCGAGCACTGCGGCGATTCCGACGGCCGCGAGAACGCTCTGGCGTTTGTTCATTCTGGGGTCCTTACCCGAGGCGGGTGACTTTCTGACGCCACCTATGGCGTCAGGTTTTGATGATCTTGGTGACGGTGAGGAACGGGGGGAGGTTGTTGTGCGCCGTGCCGGAGCCCATCGGCTCGGTGAGAAGCGCGGGGCCGGTGGTGGCGGAGTTGATGCCGAACTTTCCGACCCCGGAGGCCACGTTGTCGAGGTAGAGGGCGTCTGGGGTGGGGTTCACCATCACGTTCAGGCGGCTGGCCGGGAGTTCCGCCTTCGTCAGAACGTGGGTCTCTTCGCCGCCCGAAGATGCGAGCGTGTGGCTGGTGTGTCCTGCCGCGGTGGAGTCACCGACGCCGAGAGCGACACGCCCCTTGAAGTTCGGCAGGTTGAACGTGGACGAGCCGTCCCCTGCCCCGTACGTCGTCGAGATGACGGCGTACAGGGCCGCGTACGTCGCGCGGGAGACAGCCGTTCCGTCGCACAGCAGCCACCCTGTCGGCGCCGCACTCCCAGCGAAGTCGAGGATGGCGCCAGAGGGGACGGCACGTCCGTCCACGTACCCCTTAGTCGCGGCGTCGGTGGACCCAGAGGGCGCTGCGCCGAGTTGCTTGCGCGCCATCAGCCGACCACGGCAACACGGTATGCACTGGCCGCAGGAGCAGTGGCGAACCTGACTGTCACGGTGTTGACCGACGTCCTCTCGATGTCCACCTCGACCTCTTCGTACGTGCCTGAGTTCAGGTAGACCTGGACCATCACGTCTCTGGTGTTGAGGCTGTGGGTCACGACGAACGAGGTAGCCGCACCATCGCCGATCAGCGCCCCGAACTTGCGAGCCACCACAGCCGTGTCCACGCCAACAGAGTCCGCGGCGACGGTGATGCCAGTCCCTGCGCCGACATCGAACGTCGTCCCGCTCTGGGTCAGACCGGCGCCGGCCACGTACGCGCCAGCTCCGGAGAACTGCGTCCAGACGTGAGCGGTGGTGCCGGGGGTGATCGCACCGTTGGTCGTGATGACCCACCCCGTGTCGGACTGGGTAGACCCCTCCTCCACGAAGACGAACGTGCCACCGGTCAGTTCCCCTGCGGCGTCAGCGTCGGCCGACCGCGCCCAGGCAGCGGCAGCTGCGACGTAGATGCCGTTCTGCGAGGCCGTGGTCTGGTTCTTGAGCAGGACACGGTCGCCCGCCACCGTGGTCACGCCATCAACCACCAGTAGGCCCGTGATCGAGGCGACGTTGGCGGTCGAGGCGACTCGAACGGACGCCTTGACCTCCAGCCCCTGCGCGGTCGCATCGACGTACGCCTTGGTCGCCGCGTCCGTTGCCGACGTGGGAGTGCCGAGACCCGTGATCTTCTGGTTGTTCAGGGGGACGGACGCCGTAGGAGCGGCGAACTCGTCCAGGCGGTATGCCTTGACGACGGCGGCGAGGTCGGTGATGGTCGAAGAGGTCTGCGTGTGGTTGACCGCAGCCTTCTTGTCCAACTCGACCTTCAGCCCAGCCGGGTGGACCGCACGCGTGTTGTCCGTACCCGTGGTCGTCTCTGCCGCCGTAGCCAGTTCGACGCTTCCCACCACGGTCTCGGACGCCGCCGGGACGGCGAAGGTCAGTGTGCCTGCCACGTCGTCGTAGGCGACCGTGATGCCGGTCTGCGTGCCGACCATCGCCCCCACGATGTCCTGAAGGGCCTCTGTGCTCAGCGACGAGCCACCAGCGTCCACCCAGGAGGTTCCGTCGTAGAAGCGGACCTTCTTCAGCACCGTGTCGTAGTAGATGCGACCCTCTGTCGCAGCAGGGGCGGTCGCCAGGTTCTGAAGACGGACGTTGAGGAGTTCGTTGCCAGCCAGGTCTACTGCGGTCAGGAACGTCTTCGCCATGACTGCGGGCCTCTCAACTCAGGTAGGCGGTGCCCGAGAAGGCACCGGAGAACGTGACCATGACGGTGGACATGCTGGGGTAGGTGACGTCGCCTTCGACCACGCTTCCTGCCGAATCCACGACCGTGATGGACGGGAAGAACTCCAAGGGGTGCGTGATCGTCCACGTCTGCTGTGGTGTGGGCTCGTGGTGGACATAGGCCACGGTGCCGACGTCCCCGCCGTTCAACCCCCTCGGACCGATCAACCCCTGAGGACCGACGGGGCCGACCGCGCGGACGACCTCGACCACTCTGGATGCGGGCGCGATGACCTGGACCACAGGGACTGGGGCCGCGACGACCTCCACGACCCTGAGTTCGGGCGCGACGATCTGGACGACCGGGACTGGGGTCGCGACGATCTGGACCACCGGAACGCTGGTGGCGACGACTTCGACGACCTCAGTCATCGCGCGTCACGTCCGCGGACACGAGCACGGCGCCCATGACGAGACGGATGACCTCACCGCCCGGGTTGACGAGCTCGAGGTCCCACACACCCTGCGCGCGCGCCGGACTGTTCCATTCGGGCGCCTCGGTCGTGGTGTGGTCGAGGTGGATGGTCACGTACCCCTGGGCGTCGAGGATGATCCGCGAGGCCTCGGCCGGGTCGACGCCCAGGGACAGCCAGATTTCGGCGCCGGGGCGGGAGCGGATCTGCGCACGCGCGTCCCACCCGGTCAGGTCGACCCAGGTCACAGTCTCGCCGTCGTCGATCCCGTACCGGTACGCGTACGTGTTGTCCGCGCCCTGAGAGATCACGAGGTCCCCCAGGGGGGACTGCACGAGGGCAGCCAGCCCA